CTTCTCCTGTTTGTTGCTGATGAAAACAACTTTGTGGTTGTTTGATTCAATACACATCGCCAGTAAAAATGTTTCTGACAGTCCATCGTCATTTAGGGTGTAGTCAAGATCAAAAACAAATTTCATCAATAAGTAATTTGTTGCGTCAGTACCGCTCCATCACGGGCAGTTGTGCTTCCGCATCCTGATCCTCCGGTTGCAGTTATTGAGCCGTTGTTTGTAAATGTCCCGGCATAAGCGATGAGAATGTTCCCACCGGCCCCTGCGCCACCGTCAGAGATGTAGTAATAGACTCCGTTTCCGCCCCCACTTCCGTTTGCCTGAATTGATCCAGATGCGCCTATGGTCAGGTCGCCTCCAACAATTAGGATAATGGTTCCCGCTCCTTGCCCACCATTTCCAGAGGTTTGCCCCCACCAGCCGCCTCCAGAGGTATATCCAGAACTGCCCGCCGAAAACACAGCATCATCAGTAGTGTGTCCTACGGAGCCACTTGTCCCTCCAGAGCCTCCGCCTCCGCCAAAGCACGATCCTTGGCCTCCAGTTCCAGAGCATCGGGTAGCCCCGTCACCCGTACCCTGACCGCTAGTTCCCCCGGCGGGAGTTAGGGTAGTGCCTGTAACCGAAGAAGCGCCGCCTAAAGTGCCGCCGCCGAAACTGCCAAAACTTGAGCCGCATCCACCAGCGCCTCCGGCACCGCCTGTTCTTTCTATAGTAAAGATTTTTCCATTACCAGATATAGCGGGTTGGTTGGCTACAGCACCTACCACATCGTTTCCGCATCCGGCAAAGTCTGCGGCAGACAAGGTTTCTGTTCCTCCAGACGCAACAAGAGGAAGTCGTAGACCAGTTGAAGATACGACTGAACCATCGCTAGAGGATGTATCAGACGTTGGATTTTTGGCTGATCCCCTATATTGTCCACCGCTAGTGCCACTACAGGCAGTAGAGGACATACTCAACGTGCCGTCTATAGTGCAGTCGCCTTGCACATAAATGAACAAGCCTCTGCATCCTTCATCTGCGGTTACAGTGTCACCACTATTGATTGTCATAGTGGTGTACTGTTTCAGAATCATATCCCGTGTGGTCGTATTGACTGTGTAAGTTACGTTAGCCATTATGTGCTTAATGCTCCGTCTGAACCGTCACCGTAGTAATTGTTCCTGATGTTCACAACGATGGAGAATGATCGTGCCGTTGTCTGGCTTTGTGCATCAGTTGCGGTGATGTCAAAGTTATAAGTCGTTTCTACCGATACGTCATCGGTTCCAGTCCCGCTAATAACCCCGGAGGATGTATTTAAAGAAAGGCCACCGGGAAGAGCGCCGGATGTTACTGAGTACACAACGGTATCTCCAGTAGCGGCCACTGTTACGGTTGTTGCGGTCAGTTTTGTAAAACTAAGAATCTCACCGGAGGCCGTTGTCCACGCTGGCACACCTGAGTAATCAACATTAATTACGGCTAACAAGCCGTTAGCCTGTTTAAGTTCTAAACCATTAGCGTAAGTGCCAGCCCCTTTTGCGGGAGTGCCTAAAGTTAATTGCGTACTGCTATCTCTTGTGACTGTAGGGCAGGCAGTGCTGTCAATCGTTGCGGTAATTCCTGTTTCATATCCTGTGCCAGTAACAACAAGATTATCTCCACCGGCTGTATTTAAAGCGGTGGCGCTACCGGGATAAGAAATCGAAGAAATAGTTGGAGGTGTTGGAACAACACCGGCAGTTATATCTTCTGATCTAATAGTAGTTCTACTCATTTAGGATGCTTCTCTTTTATTGCTGTTCTCTTACCCTGTAGTTCAATAGACGATGCCATTCGCTCTTCTATGACTGCCTCCCATAGTGCTACCACTAATTCATCAGTAGTCGGATACTCTGCTTTACGGCTTCTTGCGTAGGCTTGTGCATCATATTCGGCTTGTAGTCTTGTTATTTCTGTATCAATCTCCGCTTGTGTAGGTTGGCCGATGTCTGGCGAAAGCCATAGCGTAACTTTTTCCCCATCTGTCACCCACTCAGTTCCGGGGGCTAGACTATGCAAGGCGTGAGAAATGTCCGGTATCATGCCCCTACCTCCACCGCAATAATTGTGTGTTTTGATCCCGTTTCGTAACCAAGATAATACAAAGTTCCACTATTTGATCTTTTGTGCATCTGAGTTTTAAATGTAAGTGCGCTAGTGTCTGAACAACTAAACACACCACCCATGGATATTTGTCCCTGATGAGTAGTGCCGCCACTAATTCCAGTATTTACAAATTCACAAAGAACAGTGCTACTGCCGTCTTCTATAATCTGCGCTGAATACTGAGCAGTTGTGCTTGTTACGCTATATACCAATGTCCAAACAAACACTACAATTTTGCTAGTAGCCGCTGTCGGAGTTATCGAAACATTCAATCCAGTGTCAATATATGAAGTTGACTCCGTAGTTCCCGTTGTTCCGGCAAGTTCAGCAGATTGCAGTTGCAACACCTTTCCACCGCCAGCCTCTGCCCAAGCGTTATCACCTCTTAGAAATGTTGTAGCAGATGCTGTGCCTGTAGCACTGAGCATAGGTATGTCTACTGCACCAGCGGCAATCGTAAGAGCCGTTGCTCCTGTTACATCGCCAGTATGTGTAGCGTTTGTTACCTTGGCTGTATTGGCGGCAATCTCTGTATTAATAGAGTTGGCTAGTTTGTCAGCGGTTACAGCATCATCTTGAATTTTAGCGGTAGTTACAGAGTTATCGCCGGGGATAGTTTGTTCCCCTATATCTAGAATGCCAACTACCTCCATCTTATCGGTAGAGACAAGCGCAGAGGTTAGAGTAAGCGTAGTACCGGATACGCTATATGCGTCTTCCTGTTGCTTTACACCGTTAATCGTAATGATCAACGACTGCTCACTGGGAGCCGTCCAAGTAAGGGTATGCGTATCAGACGTTGAACCTGCTACGTTAAACCTTCTTATTTCTGAGGCTTTCTGCTCTACACGGCCTATATAACTCATGTGATCTCAAGAACTCCTAAGACTACTTCTAAATCAGAGTCAACACTGGCTGTCATATGAACATCTCCGGTGGCCTCTAGATCAATAGGTTTATCAAGTACAAGTGTTGAGTCTGCGGGAACTGGAACAGTCTTGGCAACATGATAATAAGTGTCACCTGAAGTTGCTCTAGCCTTTATCGTTACATCCGCTGAATTAACCCCGTCAATATTACTGACATAACAAGAGTGGATAATAGCAGTAGTTGCTGCGGGTGCGGTATACACCACCCCTCCCCCTGTGGTTAATGCAGCGCCTTGATTCTTAAACGTGTTAGCCATCTCAGCCTCCTAGTGCAATAGCCATTGCTATGGCTGTACCCTCTGGATCACCGGGGGTAATAGTTCCCCAAGAGGTGTCAGTGCCATCTGTGGTTAAGTATTTTCCTGACTGCCCGGATACATTAGGAACAATAGCAGCAGTAGATGTAGACGGAAAACTGTTCTTTAAAACAGTCTTAACCATGCGAAGGTGATCATCACCCTCACCTACGGGATCACCAACAACGGGGTTGGTATCAACTAGTTGTGTAACCCAACTTGCGCTTTCAACCGCCATTATGCGCTTGCAGCCGTCAGGGTGACGGTTACCTCAAGAGTGTCGCCAGAGATAACAGACCGTGCCGAACCAAAGTCAACCACGCCGTATAGCGTGCCAGATGTTCCGGACTTGGCGCTGTCGCTTGCAATAAACGCACCGGCTATAGTAGCAGTGCCGTTAATTGAGTATGTGGCTTTGCTTGCGCTGTTGTCGATACTGCCAGCAGCAGCCGTGCCCAGTGTTAGGGTCTGACGGACTGACTGTGAGTAATCTGTGTTTTCTGTCCACCCGGCATGAGAGGCCATAGTATCAGCGGCAGCGGCAGAGCCGGAACCTTTAAGTCCTATATACCATGCCGTAATCTGAGTGCCAGCGTCCAGAGTAATAGATAGAACGTGGTTTAGCCCTTCAGTGGTAACAAGGTTTTTATTGACCTCTCTCCACTTCTCATTGCCATCAGAATCAAGGCAGACGACCTCCCAAATGTTTTTGAGGCCAAGGTTCATATTCGTTTCATGTTGCATTTTTAAGCCTCCATCGGCCTTTAAACTAATTGGGATATTCCACATCTGTCCATACCGTTGATGGGTCAGACTCATCTGACCAAGTTGTACTGGGGTCGGTTACACCAGACCAAGTAGAAGAAGGGTCAGTAACATCACTCCATAGCAAAGATCCCCCACTGGAATAAGTCAGGGATATTGCCACTGTAGCCGACTCAGGGTGTTTTGTATTGTTAACATACCCTGTCTCTATAGCGTATGTTACTGAACCTACCGCATCCAATTTAGATGATGTAGTGTAACCAGAACTAAGGGCGTAAGATACCTCTTCCGAAAAGGTAAATCCCCCTAACCCTGTGTAACCGGCATCCAAGCCAAATGTGGCGGAGCCAACCAATGTATGTGCGCCATTCTTAGTAGCAGTAAGATTCAGGCCAAATGAGGTAGCACCTACCACATTGCCTATCCCGCTGTTTGTATACCCCAAATTCACGCCGTAGGAGGGTGATTCTGCCTTTGCAGGCGAATTCCAGTTGATACCTATATTGCTCCAGTATATAGGAGCGATGGCGTCAGCCCACGTAATCGGGGCGGTCATGGGGTTCCGGTAGCGGTAAGCACCCTAAGAGCGGAACCGGAGTGCCGATCTCTATCATCCTGACCTTGCATATTTTCAATTGCCCTATCAAAACCAGCAGACCATAACTGAACTCTTTGGTCGTTCATAACAAAAGGTTCTGCCTCCAAAAGGCAACCATACAAATAGACATCAGGGGCGTTGGTGATCATCCAATTGGTTGGGTTAGAAGAGGTGATTGCATCAAACCTCTTATAGAACAGCATCTCAATTGTAATCACGGAATCAGGTTTAGGCCCAAGGGCAATCTCATCAGCCATGATGGTATAAACCTTGGGAGTACCCGCCGATGCGCCACCGTACAGTCTGTCAAATATTTCTGGTGTAACGTACTGCATTGGTGTCACCGGATCAGTATTCATCTGCAAGTTACGCATTTGAATAAAATTGGTGGGTAGTGCTAGGTTCTGCTGACCAGCCACAGTGGATGCGGTCTGCTTAGTTTCCATAGCACGTATCCTAAGCACACGGTTGAACCGTGCCTCAGCAAGCGCAATGAACTCAGGAATCCTGTCAGTCAGATCATCTCTATCCAACCAGTTAGCAACAGCGGTATTTAATTCGCTGTAGTTTGATATCGCCATTCTATATCCTTTTTACGCTTGTAAGGCTTTGCCTGATGCTTGTCGCCAGACTTGTCCTTATCCTTTTGTTTACGCTGTATTCGTTCTCTGCGCCTGTCTTTGACAGACATACCCCCGGCCTCCTGAAATCAGGCTGTTGTTTGAAAACCTTACTATCTTAATTTATTCTAATTCCCCCACAAAAGGGGAATTAGAATAAATTATTTAAGGTTGATCTAAGAGTCAAGGTTATATTTAATACCAATCCTTACTCTTGTTAGGCGATTAAAGGGATTTCCCTTTTAAATCATAGAGTTATACCTACCGTTTTCACAGTATCCCCAAAAATCCTGCAATATCAATGAGTTAGAAGGGTATATACCAGGTGGTTTAAATCCCCCACCGGTAGGCGGATAGGATATATATTAGATTACTCTTCGCCAAGGGGGGTCGATGGGGGGTCTTTTCAACCAATTTAGTACCATTTACTGTACCAATTCTGTACCAATTCATCGATCGGTACAATATTGGTCCATTTTGGTCCATACCATTGTCGGAAAAATAAAAAGGGTGAGAGAGAGGGAGGAGGGTACATTGTATTACACCACCCAATGATCAGTAACACCACTATAGCCACAATCTATGCATCATCTTGGTGCAAATAGTAGGCAACCACACCGCAAGGAAGGTAACGCTTTAATACCACAAAGCGATCAGGGTAAAAGGAATGTCTTGCTACTATCTATACCAATGAGCAAAGCATAACTTATGGTTACCATAAAAACGTCTGATGCAAAAAGTGTGTTTAGGGTATTGCGTTTCTCCGATAGATAGATTCTAATAGGCACCGTTGTAAAGCGGTTCAGATCGACGGGCTAAGGCCCCGGGAAAAAGATCGAAGTCAGATCACCCCATCGTTCGATCTGGATCGAAAGCGCCCAACACTTGACCGGGCCAACGATCGACCGCTCCCACGGGGGCCGGATGAGATTGACGGCAGGTTGAAGCAAGACCGGCGGACCGCCTTCACGGGGTTCAGATCAGGACACCGCTTCATCGCAAACCGGGGTAACCGGGCGCTTGAAAGTCTAACCAACCAGCAGACTATAAACCCGGGCAGGATCATCCTAGATACCGTGGTATCAAATAGGATTACCTAACCCCCACATTAGACCATTGCAAAACGGCTTGGTTGCGGGGGCATTTTGGCAGTGAATTGTGATCCCTAGGCAGGTGCGGTCGATATGATATGTCGGGTAAGAGCCCTTGACGGGAAGTGGTCCATTGGCGGATATCACGTTAGATTGGACGGTAAATGTTTCGCACCACTGCTACAAAGCATGGCATTAACCATGCAATAAACGACCTGAGCAAGTCGCTAAACTGCTCACCTTAATCAGTGCGCCCCTATGCATAAGGAATATTTATGATTAGAATAATCGCACCGGCGGGCAATAACGTCCTTCGAAACGCATTAAAACGGGTTCCGGCACAACGTCGGCACTACTACAAACACCAAGCGAACACGGGCGAAGTCGCCTGCGTCGTATTACCCCAGAGAAAACGTCGTGTTTAAGGGCGTTTTAGATACCTTCCCGATGTGGCTATTGATTGGCAATGTCGGAGTTATTTGTTTGGCGTTAGCCCTCATTATTTGGGTTAATTAGTTAACACGGGGGCGTACTGATTAAGGTTATCAACACAACAGGAAAGCAAAATGCAAACGATCGAAGGT